CCCTGCTTCTGGGCGGGGTGCCCAGGAATTTTGGGTTTTATCCCAATACTATTATTGTAGCACTAAGCTGAAATATCTACAATTTCACAATTTCCATCTGATGTACAAGCTAAAGTCTGTGTTCCGCTTGTACCGTCTTCGGTTTCATAAAATGATAAATCTGCCCAACGAATATTTTTTGGCATTTGAGAAAGAAGAGTTTCATATTCTTCTTTTGTTACCTCTTGATATGGTGCTTGCTTATAACTATGATCTGAGTGCGGAAGGAATGAGATTCCAGAGACTTCGTCAAAATGCTTATATACCCAAGCCCCTACTTCCATCCATTCATCTTCTTTAACAGATACAGTAATAGATGGCTTATGTTCACACCATGAACGTTGATAAACTAACCATGTATTCAAATGATCGATTGCAGTTAAATCATTTCTTACAATTGCACCTTCTGGTGCCTTTACAGGAAATGAGAATACATATGTATCATTTGGCTTCATAAAGTCATCTTCTACGGGAATTCCGACTTCCTTTAAAAATGTTGATAGGGGATCTTTCTTATCTCCACGAACTGTACGAATATAATACTCTGAATGCCATGCATGCATTCCAGAAGACACTCCTACAAGCTGTGAGACGGTCCCTGAAGGCTTAACACAGGTTATAGCTGCAGACTCATTGATTCCAATTCTATCTGACTCTGCTTTATTAATAAATCTTGCAACATCCCTAATGTCCTCTAAGAACTTTCCAAGCTTTTCTAAGTTTTCTTTTCCAGACATAAACTTGTGTCCAAATTGACCTGTCAATGAAACGCCAAGTAGTCTTTCTTCTTCAGTATTGTCTTTCCAAATCTTACGAAGATATTTGAAGTCTGTAAGGGTTGACTGCCATGTTCCAAGAATTGTTGCTAACTTTACCTTATTTTCAATATCCTTTAAAGAATCATTCTCACGAATTACAACTTCGGATAAATTACAGAACTGATAAGGGCGAAGGATAATTTCTGAGCATGGGTTAGTTCCGTAATGAATTTCTGGGTCTCTTCTACCCCATCTTGCTGCTTGCTTTTGAGCAGCGGCAACATTGTATATGCCACGCTCACCTGATTTTGAATCATATAAATTTTTCCACTCTGCTATAAACTGCTCCATTTCTGGTTTGCGAGAATATGCTACTGAATTATTTGATAGTGCACGTTGAGTGTTGTTTTCCCACCAGTTTCCAGATTTTGCGGCTGCCATTTCAATATCGTTAATATTAGATAACGAAATCATTGCGGAACGACGTACTCCACCAACAACTACAACTTCACCAATCTTACACATTATATCGTGAGCTTCAATAGGTTTCAATTGGCGACCTGCTGCTGACTTAAATTTTGCAATAGTAAAATCAAATAGGTTAATCAAAGGCTGTGGTCCAGATGACCTTCCTCCCATTGTCTTTAAACGTGCACCCGCTGGGCGAAGCTTAGATACATCAACAGAAGGAATTTGTCCAGCCCAAAGCATTGCAAGAAGTTCACGATACGCCTTTGCCCATCCAGTCTTTGAATCCTCAACAGAAATAATTGTATTGGACTTTTCAAAACTTTCTGGAACGGCAGGAAGCTTATTGACATACTTGTATTCAACAGAGAATCCAACACCAGTTCCACACATTAAGATATACATAGTCTCATCAAATGATCGAGGTGAATCAACTGGAACAAATGAGCAGTTATACCCTGCAACATGATCTCTATCAAGAGCAGGACCTGCAGTCATTACTGCTCTCATTGAAGGCATTACATTTCTATCATAAACAAACTCTTTAAGTTCATCTACAAGCTTTTTATCTGGAACATAGTCAAAATTATTTTTCAGATGATTTAACATAAAACTAAAGTATCTATCAACTGTCTCACCCCATGTTTCTCTGCGATTGTCATCTGGGATCCATCTTGCATATCTCGACAATGCAATAAAGTTTTCGTATGGGTTTTCAATAATTCTTGACATATAGCACCTTTTCTCCGCCTTGCGGTTTAATTTTAAAACAATAGAAGATAATTCTACCAAAGAAAATTCTTTAAGGGAAGTGCTTTAGAAAATAGATTAATAAAAAACAGTAAGATTATTAGTTAACTATAAATAAAAATTATAGTCGACTAGCTTGACATGTACTAAATAACAATGTTATGATTATAGTCCGTTATCTCTAATGGAGGAAATGCCAATGGAGAATATAAAAGAAAAACTTAGTGATGTTTTACATCATTATGTTGCAATAGCGGTTGGTTTAATGTTTTTATATACTGGAACACCAGTTGTTAATACACCGCCAGCCGAAGCTCTAACTGTAAAGGTAGAGTCTAAAACAGAAGCACAACTGAAAAGAGAAACGCTGGAAAAATTCAGCAATACTGTATACAAACCTTCGGAAATGTTAACAGATAATGAGTTAGTAAAACTTCTCAAGTCTGTAGGTTTTGAAGGAAGCGCCCTTAAAATGGCGTGGGCCATTGCTAAAGCGGAGTCTAATGGACGCCCTATGGCATACAATGGCAACAGGAGCACTGGAGACAGTTCCTACGGAATTTTTCAGATCAACATGCTGGGTAACCTTGGTATAGATCGTAAAGAGAAATTCGAATTGAGGTCGAACGTACTTTTGTTCGATCCAGTCATAAACGCAGAGATAACGTATTATATGACTAAAGGCGGAATAGACTGGTCATCGTGGCCAAATTCTATTAGTAAAGCAAAGAGATTGATGATTCAATTTCCAAAGTAGTTAGGGGATAGGTATTAAAATACAAATTGTATCAAGGTACCTATCTCTATCAAAAGAAGGCCTTGTTCCTAAAATGGATTGCCCATTAGATCAGGGTCTTCTTTTTTCAAATTTAGATGAAGAAGATAAAATTTTCCTATACTGCATTTCTTGTAGTTATAAAAAATATATAGGAATCGATATGTATAAAAAAATGAAAGGATACGTAGATGCAAAGTATTTATAATAAAGATTTAATACTAGAGCTATCCATGGTGATCCCATGCGCTCACATACCTAGGGAATTTATCGCTGATAGAGTTATTAAACATTTTGTTAAATATCTAGATGAGCAGTCTCAGTCAAATAAAACTATAAATCAGGTTCTATTTGAAATAACTAGCGATGAAAAATATAATGCCTGAAGATTATATAACTCAGGACATGGAAGATAATTTACCCATGGTAAATTATATTATGCTCCATAGAATATATGACCTGCTAAGCCTTATAGCAAATTTACTATCAAAAGATGAAAATGATAGACAACAGCTTGCTAAAATGGTAGAATATCATCAAGAGGGTTTTTTGCTGGGCCCCTCACCAGCCTTCAGATCTAAGGAAGAAAATGAGTAAAGAAGAAGCTATTGCGGTAATGGTTGAAACCTTTATCGAAATTAATAAAAGCATGGCATTAATGAGTGGAATGGGTGAAGAGGAAGTTTCTAAGTTTATTGAACAGAGTACTCCTTCTATCGAACACGCTCTTACTGCTGTTTACGAAGTAATGGTTGAAAAAGACATAATTAAATAAATTTACATGAGGTGAGCATCCCATATTTTGCCCTCATGTATTGCGGAAACGCACAGAACCCTAATAGGATCCGCCTCCTATTAGGGTTTTTTGATATAATATAACCATGACAACATATCTCAAAAAAGAAATGGAATCTGCTGGCTATGAAGTAGAAACTCCAGTAGAAGGATTATTGCTTGTAAAAAATTTTGTTACAGACGAAGAAATTAAACAATATTTTGAAATAATAAACAATGCTACTCAAGCTGATTGGGAAATTCAGTATACGCAAGGACTTGCTAAATTCTGTATGGCTAAGTTTGGAAGAGATGATGTTGAAAATTTAGTTGCAGAAGGTCTATTCGAAGTAACACAAAACTGGCACGATAAAAACTTAGCATTTACAGATAACCCTATTCATCACCAAGTAAGTAATCGACTTCAAAAAATTATGGATCAAGGTACAGAAAAGTTAATATGCTCTGGATTTTATTTTTTTCAAAGAATGCCAGAAGGGGTGGAACTTGTAGCCCATACAGATCAACACACAGATCCATCAATTAAGTATGCAGCAATCATATATATACATGATGATTATAAAAATGGTCAGGTGTTCTGGCCCAACAAAAACATTGAAATTGTTCCAGAGCCTGGAACACTAATTGTCTTCCCAGGTAATGATGAGTTTAATCATGGAGTTAGACATGTTGGTGCTGGCCCTATTAGATATGTGTTACCAGCATTTTTAAAGGTACCAAATTTTTACGACAATAATAAATACTCTTAATAACCAAAGTTTTCTAGTGTAGTCTTTCTAGCTAAAGGTCTACGCAAGTCTGTGTCTGAAAAAAACATAACTATGTTGTATCTAATACCTTCAGAAACGGGCATTACTGAATGATAGACATCTTCTGTAAAGTATATTAAAGTTCCAGCTTTAGGCTTAATTAATTTATGCCCACCTGTTACACTATCAGAAGAATGATCTTCTAATAGTAATTCTCCTCCAACATAATCATCATTTAAATAAAGTAATCCAGTGTATACTACATCTGAGTCTTTTTTGCCTTCATATGTATATTCTTTATCTTGATGTCTAGTATACTTTTTCCCAGGTCTCAACCCTGCACCAAATATATTAATTACTTTTAAATCATTTTTTAATTTATATTTTTTTAAGAACTCTTCGTTCAAAAATAGCACACACTTATCTAGTGAACCAATAATGTTATTTTTATTTTCATATTCTAAGTTAACAATATCGTTATAACCCCAAAGAAACTTATCTTCGGGGCTAAACGATTTGCTAAACCCTAATATGTTTTCTAAGTCTTGTCCTTCTATAAAGTTTTCATGCACATGTATGGACATATGCGTTAAACTCTAAAGGCTCTATCCTCAGTTAGTACTAAATTAAAACAACGTCTTTTTCCAGTTAAAACTTTTGAAATTTGTTGTACACCAGAAACGCTCTTATTAAAGAACAATACGTCTCCAGGATTTAGATCTAACACAACGTCTTCATTGGTAATAGAGCTGTTAACAGTAACAGAACCTCCAGTAAATTCTGGGTTCAAAACTACCATTGCATGATATGCATCAATCTCTATTGGATTCTGATAAATATCTAAAAATAGTGGATTAGAAACAATTCCACTTTCGAAGTCGGCTAGTGCGTATCCGTTAGAAGGTACTGAAGCCAATGCAGCTTCTCTAACCTCTGTAAGATTATAACTAAGAGTTTTCATTGGCCTATCCCATGAAGCAAGCTGCTCTTCGGTAGGAACATAATCTGGATCAACAAGCTCCTCCCACTCCCATGGAGAAATCTCTAAAACTTTTACTCTAGCAATAAACAAAGTCTCTGTGCTGCACTTAGTTTTAATTGCTTCTCTTAACTTAGTAAAATATGGTCTAACTGATTCTCTATTGGTTATAATGGAATAGTTTTTTGCGGTAAGGTGTCCAGAAACATCAGTAGAGCTACTGTAACTTGTTTCTACCCAAGTATCAAGAAGTGCGAGCTCTTCTTCTGTAAAAAAATTTCTAAAGATGTGAATTCCATGTTGCCCGTACTCGTTAGTCTTTGTTACTGTGTCCAGTATTCCCATAATTACTCTCCCTTAACTTTCCAGTTGGCATAATCAAGCTTATCTTTTTCTGTACCATATAGCTCAACTAGCTTCTCTTCCATGCCATCAGCATTTTCATTCTGCCACTTAGTTGTTAAAGATACGCCTAACTCATTGTTCTCTTCGGCAGTTAATTCTCTTGGGTTATCAGCTAATTCTTTTTCTTTTAATTCAGATGCTAGTTTCTCAAACATGGCAACTAGTCTATCTTCTTCTATTGTTCTTAACCAATTCATATTTAGCTCCTTTTACTAATAGCCTATATGCAGGCTAATATCACTATGTAATTATACATCATCTAATATTATACATGTCCCCTGAAGTGCGAAAAAAAGTGCGGCGGCGGGCGAAACTAGAAGATCATTTATACATCTTATCAGTATTTTTCAGTATATGGTAAATAATAAACCCATATAGAGACAATATCCCAATAATAGCTATTTCCATGCCCTATATCTTTCTTCCAAGGTAAGTTCAAATAAGATATCCATCAATATCCTACAATCATCATGTCTCCAATATGTATGGCAAATGCCATTTTCAATATTTGGACACTCCAGCAATTTAGAGTCTATGTAGTCAATAAAGGCTTTAAGGGCTTCTTGGACAAGTAAGATTTCATTAGGTAGTCCATATATGGAGTTATTGGTTCCAAGGTCTATAAAGCCCATTAGAAGCCTTTTCTCAAGCATAGCTTTTTAGACTCTCCCGCCCATTATTTGATTATTAAAGATTTCCCAGTCCTAAACATGATAAGATCTCTTTTACCTTCAAAAAAGTCCTTAGTTGCTTTTTCTGCCCCAGTTGCCCATGAATCATGGAAATCAACTATTACAATTCCACCAGGAACCATCTTATCCCATAGTTGCTCTAAGCAAATCTTTGTAGGATTGTAGTTATCAGCATCAATATGTAATAGAGATATTTTTTCTAGTTGATCAAAATCAAATGGGAATTCGCCTTTGTGAAAAACGACATTATCAAATTCTGACATTGTTTTTTCAGCATGATGCATTGG